TTTACAAGTGATGTAAGTAATCAAAAATCAAATACATTTACTGCGATAGAAATAGCACAACTTATTCATTCAGCAGTAGATTCAACAGGTTGGGCTGAACATCAAGCAATAAGTGAATTGATAATTTTATATGATTCTAAAGTAGGTAATGATTACATTCAAAGAAGTGCTACAACTATACCATTCACTTATTCTGCAAGGGGTGGGCCAAACGAATTAGATAATACTAGAGTATATAAGCCCTCTACCTTTCCCGAAAATCAATATTCACAGGGTCTTATCGGATTTATTAGAAGTTTTAATACAACCATAGATTCGACAACCATAGATATTTCTTTTGATTTACAATTTGAAGTGGCTGAAGTTTTCCCTTCGGGAGCAGGTAAGACTACCGATTTAATAGAAAGTTTGGAGGGATAATTTTGTATAGAATTTTAACGGGAAAACAAAGAGGGTTGGTTTTTCCCGTTTTATGTAATGCCTATGTTAAAATAGATTATTCGGATAATATACCCGTAGGTGCTGATGGATTAAAAGAATCTAGTGATGATACCATTTATGGTATTTGGAACCATGATGATTCTTTTACCATAGAAACAATAGTTACTCCTTATGATATACAAGGATATGTGGAATATGATAATAATATTGGAATAACAAAGGGCGATAAAAGAATGCTTACAGGCATAAGTTATTCTAATACAACAACAATAGAAACATATCAAAATGGTAGGTATCTTTCTCCTAACAATCGGAACGGACATAAAATGTGTCTTTTTTATAGTAGTAAAGTTAAATTATATTTGGTAAATACTGCTCCCCTCTTAGTAAATAGACCTGCTGAATATAAAATACAATTTATAGTAAATATAAATGGTGTTGATGTAACATTAAATAGTGATACTTTGATTTCTTCTTCATATGGTAAAACAATAAATTGGTCTTCCTTAAATGCAGACCAAACGGCTTCTAAATTATTTGGTTTTAATTCTACAGGAAAGGTTCTCTATGAAGCGGCCCATAATAATACGCCTACTTCTAATTCGGGAACTCAAGTTGTATATGGTTCAAATATTTCTTCGGATTTTTTTGTAGGGCAATCTATTTTTATTCAAGATGGTTTTACTTACACAGAAATAGGGAAAGTGGCTTCTTTATCCACAACCTCAACAACAAATGATACAGTAAATTTAGATACTTCTTATTCGGGTGATTTGACCTCAACTTTACTTTTGACATATACAAGAAGAAACCCAATTTATGTTTATGATTCATTTCATATTGCCGCTACATACAATAATTTGTCTAAAAAAATGACATTGTATTTTAATGGTAGAGAAATAACTTTTACTCATCATACTCAAACGGGAAATTTTTCTTTTGATAAAGAAGATTTCTTTTTGGGGGCAAATGGAACAGATGCCACAGGCAAGTATTCAGCAACAACAAATGAACAATTTATGGGGATATTCCATGAATTTGCTTTTTTAGGATATGAAACAAAACAATTCAATATAGAAACCCTAACTCCAATCTTTGATAATACCCTATTGTATTTTCGATTTGAAGAGGTTGATGAATAATGGCTATTTATGTTATGCGTAGGGGTGTTGCACCAAATACTACACCTATTATTGCTGATGGAAATTCCTTAAATAATATTAATTTTGATTGTCCTACAAACCCAATTATTTACGATACTGTTTCTTACACTACTGATTATCGCACTTTTGCATATGTTTCTATTGATGATACACATACTGAAAATTTCGTTCAACAATTACAAGGAAGCGATACTGCGGGAACAGAATATTCTAATTTAATAACAACAGAAGGATATAAAATTAAATGTTGGGATGAAGAATATCAAACAGGTATTCAGTTTAAATCAAGTGGTTCGGGTTCATTTGTTACTATTGATTCTACTTATGATTACTTCGTTTTAATTTATTCCGATTCTACTTTAGAACACCATGTTGCTAAAATTACTCAATTCACACAAGACGATGTAGAGGGGGATTCTTTTGAATTTGAATCTAGATTAGGAAACCAAATACCTAAAGATACTAAATTTATGGTTTTTAAAGGGCCTCTTAAAACAGAAAATACAATAGTTGCAGTAACTATTGGAGTTCGGGCAGGTTCAGTTGCTAATAGTTCCTACGCAATAAATAAAGGATTTAATATTGCTAAACCTTCTTTTTATTTTTATAATGATAGACTTGATAAAAAGAACGAATTAGACCACAATACTAAATATTATTTATCCTATGAAGTTGATAATCTTTCTTCCGCAACTATTTCTTTGGGCCAAAATACTACATTTATTACAATGCAAGATTTTAATTTAAGGATTACTGATTATTCTAAATACACAATGAAAGCAAATTTAGTAGATAAACTTAGAGAATTAGACGACCCAAGAAACTCACCATCTTCTAATGAAGATTTTGCAGTTTTGACAAATAATTATACTGATTATAGCACTTGTTTTATAAATTGTAGAAGTTCAAATTCGGGGGTTTCCGACTATATAGGAACAACTATGGGCGTTAATTATGTTGCTTTAGGACATAAAAGATATATTCATTATGACTATTCTCCCGAAAAAAATAATAGTAATAATTTAGTTTTAGATTTAAAAATATTTGAATCGCATGGTCAAAGAGGAGGCTATTGCGAAACAAAAATAGTTGATACTGCAAGAATAATGGGTTCTAAAATAAAAGAATTTGATATATTAAGAGCAAGACATTTAGTTTATATTGGAAATTTTAATGAATTTTTACCATTAAAGGCATTAGTAAATTCAAATGTTAGTGGAAATCAATATCTTTTTGATACTGATTATGACTTGACAGACCTTATTTCTCAATACGATGAAGTTATGGTCGGAGAAAGAATATTGATTGTAAATGCAATAGGTGTATTTAGTTCTAATCAACAAACTATTACTTTTGAAAGTGAAAATAGATTAGAAACAGAATCTTCTTTTACAACAAATTCTTACACTTTATCAGCAAATGACAGACTAAAAAGAAGAGCATGGAGTCCTTCTAAAAATAATTTAATAACTGCTTATCCATTATTAGAAGATAGACAATATAACTTAAAAGTTATTTTCAATAGTCCTCCTTTTAATCAATTGGAAGCAAACATAACTTCTATAAATAGCACCCAAAAAACATTATCTTTATCATTTAATACAGATATTCATGATTCTACATTATCTAATTTAGATTATTATGAAGGACAATATGCAATAGAAATAGAAAGATTTGAAGGAGAAATAGAACAATTAGATATTGTTAAAGAAAGGGGGCAAAATTTATTTAAAATATATGGAAGAAATACTTTTTCTAAAATGATTTCTCCAATCATAAATGAGAACACATTAGAATCCCAAGATATTATTTATTCTAGTGATAGTCCATTAAATAAATTAATTTTAACAGGAACAATATCAAGTGCATTAACCCATTCAAGTATAGGACTAACTCTCAATACTGTTTCTTCTGCTCCGAGCGTTGGCGATAAATTGTATGTAAGACACAATACCAATGGTAATAATTTTTCATTGATTGGAACTGTTAGAACTTATGATAGTGGCCTCAAAGCAATAACATTAGAAGAAAAATATCCATTATCAATAAGCACAGGACTTCAAATCTACAAAGATGGACTTTCTAATCAAAGAGCCTATATGCTAAATAAAGCCCTATCATCGAATAATAAATTAGATGTTTTTCCTACTTCTTTGAGTTCTTCGGCAGACAAAGGGTTAGTTTTTGAAAGCGGAATAAAGGTTTCCGATGGTAGTTCTTTGGTTGGCACTTCGGAAAGTGCAGATTTTAGGGCTTTAGGTTATCATATTTATAGTCCTCAAAAAATAGGAAAAAGCGAATCGTTTCAATCATATTTAGGAAAAACAACAAGACAAAATTTTGAAACAGTAAATACTCTTATAGATTTTACAGTTTTGAATGTATCGAAAACAGATGGAAAAACTACGATTGAGTTAGCCCCTTATGTTCCAATAACTTTAGGGAGATTAGATTATAATGATGCCGACCAATATGATATTGCTAATTATGATTTAATAGGAACTTCTACTAATCCTCCTAGTTTTTTATCCGATAATAGAAGATACATAGAATTAAGCAGTAAAACAGCGAATATTCCCGAAGGGAGAGCCGTCTATGTAGATAATTTATTTGTTGGTTATTGCACACAAATGGTAAAACCTAGCCTTTCTACAAATTGGAGAGTTTATCTTGATAGAGCAGTTGTTTATGAAACTTCTAAACAAGTAAGTTATCTTGCTACTGATTCTGTTTATCCTTCTTATTTTAGTTTGTATTCTCCTAAAAAGACTAGCAATTTATATTTTGTAAATGGGGAACATTTACATGGTGGTAAATTTGTGGCTTTAGTTAATTCTTTATTCTACGCAAACGATGGTTACGGTAGTTCCATAGATGGTAGACCTACACTTTATACTGCTCCTTCATTTCAAAATTATACAAGTTCAATTGAAAAATTCGGCAACCCATTATATAAATTAAATCACATTGAACAAGGCAATTTTAATATTTCTACTTCTTCTATCACAACTTTTTCAAGCAAATTAGGAGTAAATTATTACAATAAATTGCCTAATAAATTAAAATATTATGCTTCTGCATACAAAATAGGAGGTAACATTTCTACAAATAGTGGTATAGTCCATGATAGATATGAAGAATTATCACATTTGCATTTACCAATAGAGGCTAGAGGAAGAGAAACTCCATTAGGTTCTCTTTATTTTGATTATAATATTTATGAAAGTGGCCACACTAAAGATACTATTTATGTAGATAGCGACCCTACAAGTTCGACTTCTCGATATTTAGCAAAAGATATGATGCAACATTATGACCCTAAAGCCGAAAGATTATTTTTATTTGCTAATGCAGATAGATTACCTTATTCAAGTAGAAGAAGCGACAGTTTAATGAGTTTAGTTTCTTCAACAGATGATTTAAAAAATTACAATTTATTATTATTAAATCAACCTTCTTTAGATGGTTATTCCGATATTCAATCTTCTCATTTAGGAGGAGGAAAGGCCAAAAAATATCTAGATAGTGATTATGATTCTGCACCTATTAGTGAAGTAGATAAAGATATTAGTCAATTAGTAAGAACAGGAATAATGAGATTGACAGAAGTTACATTTGATTGTTTTATGAATCAAATTAACCCCGAAAAAATTCCTTCTAGAAAAGAAACAATTCAAAATTTTAATTATAAGTATCATAATATTACTTCTTTACTTGTATCAGTTAGCAGTTATGGTTCTAGCCAAATAACATTGGATGGAAATGTAACCCTTAGTGATGGGGATTTATTAGTTGATAGTGAAGGCAATTTAATAGGTGTTGTAAATGGAACTCATAGTCTCGTTTCTATTATTTCTTTAACTGCTAATCCTATTCCTACCAACAATGGAGCAGAATATACAGGAGTATTATACAAAGCAGAAGAGAAACAAGTAGGAATAAGAGGACATGGAGAAACAGAAAGTATTGTGATTTTTGATGAAAATATTCATCCTCTAAAAAGTGGTTTTTTTAGAAGTGCATATACAAATAGTGATTGGAGTAATACTCATGGTAATTTTGAAGACCCTGCTTCTTCGGGAACTACAAATTTAGCGGTTTTTAAATCTAACTTAATGTTTCCTTTTTCAATAAGTGCGTCTTCTGTAAGTTTGACATTTGGGCCAGATTCTCTTGCAGGTTCAAGTAGTGGTCATTCTAGTTTGTTCCTAAAAGAAATAGATTTATTTATAGATTATGATAGCAGTTTGTCTTCCGAAAAAAGATATAAATTTAGAGATGTTTTACATTTTACTGCTTTAGATGAATATTCAATTGAAGGCACAAATTTCAAAATTTCAAAGGGAACCAATTCTTCTGCTTTAGCAGGTATCTTCCTTAAAAGATACCTTACTTCCGATATTATAACAATCGCTATGGAAACACAAACTTCTTTTGGGGTTTATGTTGGCCCTGCTAGTGCAACTTCGATAGGAACAAATGATTTATCTTCGGGAATATTATATGTCAATAAATTAAGATTGAAAATAAATATTGGGGCGGCTGATTACAAGGATATTTCGGCTTCTACTACTAGCGGTTCAACACTTGTTACGGTTTTAAATACTGCGGGTCTTTTTAGCGGAATGACTGTAACGGGAACAGGAATACCCGTAGGTGCTACTGTTTCTTCTATTATTGATGACCAAAGTTTCAATTTAAGTGTTAATGCTACGGCTACTAATTCGGGTCTTACAATAACGGCATCGGACTCTAAAACAGTAACAGAAACAACTATTAAAACTGTTAATGATGCGACTTTATACAAGTATTCTATTACTGATGATTATTTAGATTATTTTACAGACTTAACGGGAACCTATTTAGTTTCGGAAAGCGGGAGAGAATTTGAAACGGCTACTCAAATAGATAATTCTTACGGAATAAATACATACAACGATTCAGTAACAACAGGGATAAATAATATGATTCCCGACATTTTAGCGTATGTTGTTTCTCACGAAATAGACACTTCTAATGCAACTAGAACTCATATTATTGTTACAGATAAACAATTAACAAATCAATTTTATAGAATAATGCAACCTAATGAAACTGCTTTTTATGAATTTACTCCTAAAAATATTAAACTGAATACGCTATCTTCCGAATACACAAAAAAGGTGTTTGAAGATGAAACATATGATTCTATTAATGACTATCATCAAAAGGGTTCGGGAGAAAGAAACTATAATGGTTCAGCATCAAGAGGAACAGGTTCCGCATATAATAAAAATCAAGGACATAACGAAGCCGTTCTTTCTATGTATGTTTTAGTGGATTTAGATTGTCAAACTCTTAGTGGTGTTGGTAGGGCTGAACTTGTTCCTAGAACACATACTGCGGCTTCATATGTTTTAAGAGATTTTACAAATGCGGAATGGGATAAACCGTTTGTGGTTTGTCTTTCGGATGGAAATACCTCTTTTAAAACATCAATGCAATTAAATTTTATAGGAAATTATGCTTTTAATGGTAAAGAAGGTTCTGTTATTACATTTGACGAAATGAAAGAACTACATGGTGTTGTTTCTTTATCCGAACCATTTACAATTACAACAAACAAAACAATACAAGGAACGCCTAAAAGAGCCCTTATTGGTTCAGTTGTTTCGATAGGTAAGGAAACAGACTATTTAGTAAATAGCCTAATGGAAAAAAATGATTTAGAATTTACCCAAGATGCAGAAGAATATCCCGTATTTGCTACACCTAACTTTAAAAGCACAGATTTATTTTCTGCGGTGAATTATTTGCTTGAAAGAAAAGATAAGGCTTTAATTTATGAAGATTCTAAATTTAAAATTTTAGATAAAGATAGTGATAGATTGAATCCCCGAATAAAAATTAGTGATATGACAAATAAATATCAAATAAGAGATTTTGAAAAATCGGATGTTTTATTTGATTATTATAATGAAGTTATTGTTTATGGAAGAACTCATATTTCTAAAAAAAGGGATTTGAATTCAATAAAAAAACAAGGCAAAAAAACTTTAGAAATACAAAATAATAATATTCTTACTCAAAATGAAGCCGATAAAAAAGCAATAGAATTATTACGATTACATTCTTCTCTTAATCAAAAAATTATTTTAGAAATCGGCCACCGTAATTTATCACAAATACAAGCAGGGGATATTATCTATTTAGAATTAAAAAGAGAAAATGTTCAAATGGATAAATATTTAATTTTACAAATTGAACATTCCTTAGATGGTTTTATGAGATTAGAATTGGGTAGATTTTCAAAAGGTTTAGAAGATAGATTGGCTGAAATTTTAATAGACGCAAAGCAAATCAAAGCCTCAATTAGACCTAATAATTTAGAAAATGTAGAAGAAAATACTTTCTTGACTAAATTTAATATCCGAGAAAGAAAATTACTTGTCAAGAGTAGAACTACAACAGGGGCAGGTTCATTTACTATTGGTTTCGTGGGAACAATAGGGTTCTCTATTCCTATGGGATTCGGCACAGGTGGAACAACAACAGAAACAATACAGGTGGAACAAGAGTTATGATAGTTGATAGCGGAAGAGAAGCAGTAGTTGATTTTATCAAAAAAACTTTCACAAAGGCTAGAGTAGGTTTGGGAGGTAATAGTTCTAGTCCTACTTCTACCAATCTTGATGTTCCCGTTGTAAATGTTTCTTCAACGACAAATTCTTTATCCGATATAAATGTAATCGAACTAAAATTTACTATTACAGGTGCTTCTATATCGGGTCTAGTTATTCGAGAAATTGGTATTTTCAATCAAGCATATACTGATTCTTTTGGTAATCCTATTTCCGATTATGACAAAATGCTAACCCGTTTAAATTTTGATGGTATAGGCCCCTTTTCATCGGGTGATTTGGATTTTTATGTAGTATTGGAGGTTGAGTAATATGACGGCAAGTAATAACGATGGAGGATTTAGTAGATTAGGAACTGACCCAACTTTAAGCGGATTAAGAGACGGAACAGACCACCCTCATAGTGCATTATTTCATGCGTTAAATATGGCTAGCAAAGGCAGTTATGCTATACTTGACGGTAATAATTTTGATATTACGCAAAGTGATTCTAGCGGAAATACACAATTTGCCGTTGCTAACGGACAAATATTCCGAGATGGAAAATTGATGCCTACTGTTACAGGAGATAATTTTACTCAAGGAACCCCTTCGACATTCGATGAGCCTACTTCTAGTGGTAGTGCCTATTATCTTTTAGTAGTTACAAGTGGAAATGCTCTAGCAATTAGAGATAATGGAAATAGAGATACAAAAGATGTTGTTCCAAATTTATCAAGCGGGGATATTCCTATTGCAGTTATTCGTTTATCCTATGGAGAAACAACCACTTTAAGATTTATTCAATTTTTAACAACAGATAAAACAGAAAATAGTTTAAGCATTGGTCAAGGAACTCCTACTGTTTATTCGGAACAAATGTCTATTACTAGTGATGGAACACATGTAACTTTTACGGGAGCGTCTAATACAGACATCAAATTTACTCCTGCGGGAATGGGAAAAATAGATATTACAACAGGAGATGTAATAGTATCTAATGGTAATTTTGAAACTCCTAATGGCTATTCCGAAACAACAATAGTAAGAGGTATAATAGATGGAGGGGGAGCAGGACTTGATGCAGGAACACCTGTTTATCCAACAGGGTTTAGTTCGGGAAAAATAACTGTTGAAAAAGCAGACGCAACAAAATCTGCTAATAAAAGCCCTGCAATCGGCCTAGTTTATTCTACTATTTCTGCGGGTGGGAATGGTAAAGTAATTGTTAATGGGCTAAGTGGAGATATTTCTGCAACATTATTTGATGCGGGTTCATACTCCGAAGGAGATATTATTTATCTTTCTGCAAATATAGGTAAAATGACAAATGTTCGCCCTACTGCTACAACAGATATTGTGCAAAATATAGGAAGAATGATTCATCTTAGTTCATTTACTGCGGGTTCTTCGGGAACGGC